CAAGAGCGAAGTTATTACATTCGTGCTGTTTGCATTGCGTATCACCTGGGCGGTGATGACGACGCTTTTTGGGCGGCGTTGGAGTCTGGGACTGAGCCCCCGCTGGCGTAGGGGTGCCTCGTGCGTATTGCGGCGAGAACAACGGCGAACCGACTTTATCACGTCGGTGCTAGTTCATGGCCCGTGAGTGAAGTTGGTAAACCGTTTAGGGGTATCGTCGTCAAACCGCATGTTGGAGCCAAGCCAGCAAGACCCAGGCGGGTGGTGGTTGCACCACACTCGTCTAGTAGAGTAGATTTTGGTGCACACAATAATGACCTCCCCAATATTATCCGAGGCCTCAATGAACGCGTTTTTAATGTTCAGAGAGGGGAGATATTGGTCCCAACCCCCCAGCCAGACCCGGGGGTGTGGAGGTCTATGGGTGGAGTGCGTAAGCGTTTAGTTGAGAGAGTTTGTCAGTTCGGTTCAGTAGAAAAGTTGACCGGTCAGCAATTTGTTGATCAGTGTCCTGCGAACAAACGGAATCTCTATGCTGCTGCTGGACGTGAGTACGAAACCAGAGGGTGGAGCAGGAAAGATTCATTAATTAAAACTTTTGTGAAGTATGAGAAACTGAACTTCACTAAGAAAAAGGATCCAGCTCCAAGGGTTATTCAGCCCAGGTCTCCTGTTTATAATTATGCGGTGGGAAGGTTTACCCGGCGGATCGAAGCAGATATGTATAAAGCTTTGGCCGAAGAGTGGAGGGACGACGGAGAACCCGTCGTTATGAAGGGTATGACAGTAGAAGACGTGGCCACAGTAATTAGGACTAAGTGGTTGCGTTTCCAGTCGCCCGTTGCTGTAGGATTGGACTCCAGTAGGTTCGATCAACACGTTAGTGCAGATGCTTTGAAGTGGGAGCATTCCGTTTATAATGAGATTTTTAAGGATGCCGAGTTGCGAATGTTGCTAAAACAACAACTGAACAATAAAGGCATGGCTTTTATCGATGGGCACAAAGT